TCTTTTTTTTCAGTAGAACTTAAGCTGTTAAAAAGATTTCCAGTGCTTATTTGTTGTTCTGTATAAGGAGTTGCATTTGGTTTTTTAGACTTTGGTGTTAAATAATTTACACCTACTCCTCCCAAAACCGCTCCTAATTTTTTTAATTTAAATGCCATATTATAAAATATTGTTGATATTTACACTATAGTCGGTTCTATACCAACTTAGCTGTTGTCCTTTTAAATTAGCTTCAATCCTCATTGACAATTCAACACCTTGTCCTGACGAATATACTAATTTGTTTTGTGTTTGATCCTCTATTGACCATTCTGCCTCGTCCCAAACAGCCTCATCCCATAATGAGCCTAGGGCTTCTAACGAGTTTGATTGTTTACTACTATTTTTGCCATAGTCAAAATTTACTATAGCATTAACAACAGCAGACCCATCAATTTTAAATGTATTGCGATAAGAATTTAAAGTTTTTTCTTGAGGTGATCCTAAATTATTATATGCAGTTTGAACCTTACAATTAATGTAATTATTGTTATCACTAAAGCCATTATCCATAAGATATACCGCTCCGTTTCCTCCAAAATATAAATTTTGATTATACAATCCCCAAGTTATAGCATTAACACCAGTAAATTTGAAAGCGGCTCCAGTAATGGTATTAAAACCATATTGATTATAAGTCTGATTAGTAGCAATCGGAACATTAAATACTAACCAAGCACCTCTAGGGTAATTAAAGACTTCCCAGCCTATATTATTACTATAATTTGTCACTAATTCTTGAATTACACCACTTAACTTTGTATTTTGTGTTGTTTGACCTTCGTTTTGCAGGGCTGTTGAAAATAAAACAAAGTCTTGATTTGTAAGTATTGCGACATCACCAGCAACTTTAGTTGTTGCCCTTATAGACATTGGAACACCTATTTTATAAACACCCACTAAAGCCCATTGATTAGCTTTGCTAGGGTCGTCGCCCTCATAAACAACCGCATAACCATTTGACATAATAAAAGCACAATAATCATCAACACCAGCTCCGCCATCTCTTGTTATGGTTTCCATTCTAATTACATTGCCACCATTTGGACAAACATAAGACAAATCAAATCTAGAAAATGTCCCAGATATTGCATTTACTGCTCCATGCCAAAAATAAGGTTTTGTTGTATCCCAAACAAAAACCATGTTTTTAAATATATTTATGCCGTTTAACGAGCTTGCTGTTCCGCTTGACGGACTAATAGCATTGCTAGTGATTGTTGAGCCATCATATTTAATCGGTGAATCATATCCATTAACCAATAATGTATAACCATTAAAAGCAACATGTTCCCATTTATTACCTGAATAACCTGTTCCTAATTCTACAACAGAACTTGGATTAGTTATGTTGCTAATTTTTCCGTTGTGGCAAGCTAAAAATTTTCTATTAGCCTGCGAGTAATGTTCTATTAAAGTTTCGACATAACCAACTAAACCCGTGCAGTATTCGGTAAAACCTTTTCTACTTTTTACTCCTCCTTGCTCTGGTATAAAATTTTCTAACACAATTGCATCTGTTGGTTGCATGTTGCTTTCAGAGTCTCTAGTATTTAAACCGCCATAAGGAGCTGGTATGTTAGTTCTTTGAGCTATGCCGTTTCTTTGCTGAACAATTTGTTGCATTATGAAATTAAAATAGGTTTAAAAGCACTTATTTGTGCATTATAAATTTTTAATACTGGACTTGAATTTATTGTCCCCCTTGAGCCATTAGCCTTAATTCTTTCAGCAATCGCTTTTTCTGCAATATTCTTTTCGTCGGCATAGGCACGACCATTATTTTTTAACCATCTCCAAGTAATATCTAATCTTAAAATATATTCATCAATAACTGGAACATCTGTATCAGCTAAAAATTCAGTTTGTTCTACATTTGCTGAACTTTTAACAATATATTTTGAAATGTATTCAAAAACATAAGTTTCTACAACAGATGGTGTTCGATGAATAACAATTTGATTGTTTCTAATTCTGTAATATTCTACCGTTTCAGCTTGTGTTAATAATGAATTTTTAAGAATCCTCCAATTTTCTGGTGTTATTCCGCCGATCATAGCCCAATTTTGACTAGCATTCCAAAATGTATTATCAATCATTCTGTCAAAATCAGATGGTAAATTGTATGTTGCTTGGTCTATTACACTAGAAAAACTATATTCTTTTTGAAGTTCTTGCCACTGATAATTTCTAGCAAGGTCGGTTATGCTAGTTTTAACCACCTGTAGGATTTGCTGTGCAACATCATCATTGTTCCCAATTATAACATTAGGAACTGATGATGATTTTGTTTCTTTAACTATATCTGTGCAAATTGTTAATAAACTCATTATTCTAAATTATTTTCAGTTATTGTTATTTCTTTTTTATTAGCATTTTTATTTTTCTCATCTTTTTTAATAGATTTTTGTAATTTTGCTAATTCTTGTCTTAAAAGATTTATTTCGTCGTCTTTGTTAATGTTAATATCTTGATCTTCTTTTCTTTTTTTGTAAATCTTATATGCTCTTTCGTAAATTTCAGTATATTTAAATCTGTTTCTAATTCCATTTGCAAAAATAATTACATCGTTTTTTTCTACATTTTTGCAAACAACAGAAAATGGATCATCTTTATTAGAAATTTCAACATATAAATCATATATTGGCTTTTCGTTTTCATCTAAAACATCAATTGTTTCAAGAAAATCGTTGGTGATTTGTCTTTTTTTGTCAAAAAATTGGACTATAAGCTTATCCTTTTCTTCTACTCTATATTGATTAATTGGTTCTACGATATTCATAATGTATAAATTAAATTAAATTAAGGGGGCGATAAAACCCCCTTAACAATAAAAAGCTAAGCAGCTAAACCATCATCCACAAATGGACGATCAATTTCAAACTCAGCTAATCCAGTTGATGGAGTTCCAACTGCAGAAGCACCTTTTGCATTTTTAACTCTATCGCCAGCAACTACAGCATCGTCAATCGACCCAGCAGTTGAAGTTGAATAAACATTAGCATTATCTACAAAGCCTGTTAAAGCTTTTCCGACAGCCTTTCCTTTAATTTGATACCAACCATAATTACTAGCAACACAATTGGACATTGCAATAGCAACAGAACCAATATCATTAGCGACTAATAAAGATGTTGAATAATCATCAGGATTATAAAGAACCCAAGAACCAACAGCAGTAGAAGCTACTCCTTTTAAATAAATAAATTCACCAGCACCATATGCAGTAGTGTCTTTATCGTTGGCTCTAATAATTTTTCCAAGAGGAAAATTTTGAGTTGTTGAAGTTTCATCAAGTTTTTGATTGATGATTTCTTGTTCCATTGAAACAAAATTAGACATATTTTCTCCTTAAAATTAGTTTTTAGCAACACCATGAACTCTAGCAGAGCTAATAGTCAAATTACCATATAAATATATTGGTGTTATATAGTATAGTTGATTTACTGGTCTTTGAGTCTCGCCTTTTGTAAATAATGGATTATTTAAATGTTGGAATTTAACATAATCAGTATTTATAAAATACATATGATTAGCCGGACAATTTGGATCATAAACAACAGCAGATGATTTATAAGCTAATTGCTCAAAACCTAATTTACCTTCTCCAGTAGTTGTAATTCTTTGGATTTGTTGCAATGAATTTTCAAAAAATGAAAAATAATTAGCATCAGCGAGAATTAAGTCAGGAAAAGAACCTTCTTGAACTTGGCAAGCCAAATAAAGACTATTCATACCTGCTTGAATATTAGTTGCGGAAGCATTACCACCAGCTGAAGTAGAAAAGTCATAAACTTGGTTTCTCCAGAAAGTATTGCCAGAAGAAGAGCGGTCAATACCGCCTACCGTTCCAGTTGTTGGGTCATCAGCAATTAACAATTGTAAACCACCAATGGTTTTACCACTTGAACCAGTTCCATCACCAAATAAAGCAGAGCCTAATTGATTTTTTAAACTATCAAGCAAAACTTGTCTTTTACCTTCCAAAAGATTAAAAATTCTTGACTCTCCAGCATTTTGCAAAAGTTCTTTTTGAGAAATTTGGTCAGTTCCTGAAATAAATTTTTGAGAAAATACCGCAGTGGTAAATTCTTCTTGTGGAGTTGTGTCTAACAAGTCTGTTGGATCTTGCCATTGAACGGTTGAGTTTGATGAATAAGCGATATTTTCAACAAAAGTTTTACCGCCATTTTCATGGATAATTTTACCTTTGTTTTGTAAAGCTTTAAGTAGTGCATTATTACCAATTACAGAAGAGGTAATTTTATCTTTCATAAACTTATCTAAAGTTGATGAAATAAGGTTAGTATAATTTGGATTTCCAGCCATATAATTTAATATTTAAGAATTTATAATGATTCTTATAAATATTTTCGGATTAAAGCTTTTTGTTCTTCCTCATAGGTCATTGGCTTAGCATTAGAAACGGGTTTAACAATTTTTTGTTGCCTTTTAGCTTCATCAAATTTGTTTTTCCTTTCGCTGTTAACTTCATTTAGAATTTTGTTCCTAATTTTTTCTTCATAATCAGGTTGTAATCTTTCTAATAAAATATAAGCTTTTTTCATAGCTTCTAAGCGAGTTTTCTTTGGATAATATTCTTGCTGTCCATTTTTTGTCAATTCTTTGTTATAAAAATTGACAAATTCATTTTGATTTTCAGCAATGAAATCCTCGTTGTGAGAAGGATCTTCCAAAAATTCCGCCAATAATTCTTTTGATTCTCTTTTATTAACTTCTTCCTGTAATAATCTATAAGATTTTTGTTCTATTTTTGCCGTTTCCTTTTTAACTATCTCTTCAGGAGTAAGATATAACTCATCTTGAACAGTATCTTGTAAGGCTAGTTGATTTAAATCAAAACCAACTCTATTGGCTAAAGCTTTAAAAGTTTCAGCGGGGTTTGTTTCTATATTTTTTAACAAACCGCTTACATTTTCTAGCTCTTTTTTTGTGTTGCCTAATTGGAGATGTAGCCTGTCTTCTCTAGCACGCTGTTCCTTGGCAATTTTTATTGCTTTTTCCCTATCTTCAGGGTCTTTAAATGTTTTGACAGCTTCGATTAATTCCTTTGGCAATCCTGATAATTCTTTTTCAAGATTAACCTCTGGTTTTTGTTCTTCACTCTCTTTATTTTCGGTTTCTTCTTCTTGTGGTGTTTCTTCTATCTGATTTTCATCATTAGAAGCTTCTTCTACAATTTCGTTTTGATTTTCAACAGCTTCTGGCTCTTGATTATCAGCATTTTGCTTGATTAACTCTAGCATTTCGTTTTTGTAGTTTTCTGTATCCATAATAAAATAGTTGGTTAATAATAATTGTCAATAAGTTTTGTTAATAATCTTTTATGTGGTGTCCTGTTTGCCTTAAGGCATCTAAATAACTTCGTTTAGAAGTGTAATTTTTGCCGTCGGCATGGTTATAAATTGAACCATATTTATTAATATAACCATCAATAGTCAAATCTTCTTTTTGAGCAGTTGGCAATTTTCTTTTTGCAACTGGGTTTATTTCAACCCATTTAGCTATTTTTTTGCCTTTTTTCTCAACATAAGTCAATCTTTTTGTTGTCATTTAACAATCCCATTTTTTTAAAGCCAATGCTTTTCTGGTCGGTTTACCATTTTTTACCA